GTCCATTATCCGCTTATTGGAGCCCAGAACATAGCGCTCATATTCAGACATCGATTCTTCTTTTTTTATGCGGATATCTTCTTCAAGCTTAGCTATCTGCTGCTGCTTCCACGCCTCAATCTGTATCTCTGCCAATCCTGCTTCGCGCAGCTTTTCGGTTTCGGCGTCAATCTGCGTAATCCTGGCATCGTAAAACTCGTCTTCAAAACCGCGAAGGCTGCCAAGCGTTTGTATGCGCAGATCAAGACGTTTAGCTTCCAAATTTGTAATGGCATCAAGTTCTGCTTGGTTTATTTGCGTAATTGCATCGCTAAACGCCTGTTCAGACATCAAGCCGTCTGCATAATATGCTTCTGCTGTTGTGCGCATATCCGCATACTTTTTAGTGATGGCATCTGCTTCAGATTGATTAAGATTGATAACAGAATTGACAAAGGATTCTACCATAGCCAATTCGGCGGACATCTGGCGTTCTTTTTCCTCATCATAATAGTTTTTAATTTGCGCAATATCCCCGCCCATACCGCCCATATCGCCGAGATTACCTTTGCTGTCTAAATCTACGTTTAGAAGCCCGTTTTCAATTGCCTTACGCTGTGCGTCAATGCCTTCGTGCAGCAATTTAATTTGTTCGTCTACGTTGCTAAATTTTCCTGTCGCGATGCCTTTGGCAACATCTCCCCACGTGCGATAAAACTCCTTAACATCTCCCCATAATACAGAAAGATCGTCTGCGCTACTGGAGACATCTGCCCTTATCTCGGTAACATCGATGCGGACAGCATCAAAGGCATTGGTAATACCAAGCGATTTCCCAGTTATTTTGGCATAAACGGCATCAATACCATTAAACAAGCCTTCTATTGGTGAGACAATTAGGTTATTGATGGAGTTCATTGCATGCGCAACGACTAAATACGACGCATCCATAGCGAGCCTAAGCGCTTTGGGGATCGCCTTTCCGGCAAAATCAAACGCCTTGATCACGCCATGTATAACAGCAACAACTCCAGTAGATATATCGGCTATAATATTGCCAACGTTTATTGTTGCCTCGCCCCAAGCTTTTTGTGTTTCCAGCGCAGCAAGCTGAGCGGATTTCGATGTAACATCATGCGCCCCCGCTATACTTGCCAACATTGCAGTAATGCCGCGCTTGACTCCATCTAAAAAGGAGAGCGAAGATCCAACGCTTTCTAAGTAATCGCCCCAAGCATTTTTCATCTGCGTGGTCGCAGATACAGACGCCAAAGCCAATCCGCCAAAACGCTCCTCTAACGCAGACATCAAAACCGCTTGTGCCTCAGCTACTTTACCTGTCTCCACAAAGTTTTTAATTTGCGCTTCCTGTGTGGAATTAAAGGCCACGCCTATTCTGCGTAAGCGCGTGAGACCAAGAGTCGGGTCAGCCAAAGATATGCCAAGAGTTCTTGCAGCATTTTCTACGCCGCCCATAGATTCGGCAAGGTCAATTACAAGCTGCTGTGCGCGTGGGAAGATATCCCTACTGATGGCATCAAAGCGAAGCAGCTGCAGCGTAACGCCTTGCAGTATGTCTTCATCACCGAAATTGCTTAGCCTTTGCAGCTCTGAAGCCATATCACCGAGTTCTTCCGATGTGAATTCTGCTGCTCTGCCGGTGGACACCAGGGTCGCGTCAATCTGGCGTGTCGCTTGGATCGCATTCTCGTAGTTTGATATTGCATCGCCAGCAAACTCGATTGCTTTCCGGAATGACACCATCGCTGTAACACTTGCTGCGACGGTCGAAGCGACACTCTTGAACGAAGCTCCGAGACCGGAAAGCTTAGCTTGTGACGCTTCTGCGCCATCTACGGTGATGCGATATTTAAGGTCTCCGCTATAATCTGCCATGTTTTTTCGATCTTTCTTGAGCTTTTCGCATTTCTTCTTGTGCAACAGTTGTCCGCACGATGCCGAGACCATCGATGAACCATTGCCATTGGTTTTCCCACGAGCCGCCACGCGGATAGATCGCAAACCCCGCCTCAATTTCATAATGCCACTTAATCAGCCACGCGGATAGCGGACTGATTTTAGGGTAATCCTTTAGTTTTTCGCAGGTTTGGTCTAATTCGCAGTGGCGACACATGGAAGTTTTCATATTATTATCTCGGAATGGATCGGCGGGGTCTGTGCGGAACAAGACCTCCACCGATCGTATCAGTTTTTTTCATTATCTCGCATGGTTTTGGCAACATCTGCTTCGTGACTCGTGACAGCATTAAACATGTCCATCAGCATCGGATGCTTGCCAAGGTTTTCTTCGTTTAGCGGTGCGTCAATGATCCATGAATCCAATGCGCGCAATACTGTATAAAGCATGAGCGCATTAGAATTGATGTCCGTATTGACGCCTTTCGCATCTAAGATTTTTGTGATGCTCTTGCGCTCTATTTCCGCTTTATCCTGAATCGTCAGAGTATGCGCCTTCGCCACGATCTCGCCGTCAATGACGATATCATAGTCGCGCATATCATTCGCCGTAGCAAAACAGTTCTTGAATTTGCTCATTGTTTATCTCCTAAGGGGGCGGTGCTAATTAGTCAGGCTTTGCGATAATGATATTTACTTTTGGTATATGGTTTGCGCCATCGCTTATGATGCGACCCGTGTAGTTAAGCTTGAAGTAATCGCGCTCAACATCCGGCAGATCAAGCGATGTTGCGATACTGGGAATAATAGCCTGAAAGTAATCTATTCGAGACATTATGGTTATCGTGTCGACATTAATCGTGGTTGGATCGCTTATAATGCTTAAGTTCTTTTCCGCTCCAGCACTGTCGTAATTACAAGTGTAGCTAATCTCGCCGCCTTGTTTTATGATGTGCGGATTGAACAGCGTCATATTATTGGCAAATTTTGACGCATCAGCAGTAAACTCGTTTGTGAATGTTATGGAGAATGTGTCTAATGCGGTTGCCGCATTGCCCATCGCCAAAGTCGCAGTTACATCGCCAAACTGAAGCGGTGTTCCGCATCTTCTTCCGGGATCAGTGTCAGTTATGCTTTGTTCAACTTCGCGCTCTACGGTCTGCGTCTCGAATGTAGCCTCAAATTGGATAAGTCCACCTTGTGAGCCGGTAATGACAAGCTGTTGCAATTTTGCGCCCTTGACGCGATTAACTTTGAACTTCGTTCCAGAGGGGGCATCATCCCAAATCTGATACAGCACGAAAGAGGGTATGTCTGCAGTGTTTGCGGGAAACACAAGCGAACCTTCAGCTACAACCATCACTCCGCCAATATATTTTTCGAGGATATCAAGAGACGCATCGCCAGAAACGGTAACGTTTCCCATCGTGGTAGTCTGCACTTCTTCACAGGGATGCGATACGGTCAATCCGCTTTTGTATGTCGTTGCAGCAGTGTTTATTGTGGGCGTCATATTAATTACGCCGGAGTGCACAAGCAGATCAGTCCATGCCACGCTTCCGGTTGCGGGCTGTCCGCTCATCTGTGTGAATCCGCTACCGTAACTTGTCTCTTTGCCAATAGCGATTCTGTATTGATTTCCAAATCTTTTAGCCATTAGTAGCCTCCATCATATTCGTTGTCATCCGGTTCGATTGCTTCCTCTGCTTCCGGTGCAGGTTCTGCGTCAATTAAGATATCGGCATATGCCATTTTGACGGCTTCTGGATAGTCTCTTGGCTCGCCGTCCAGCAGATACGCTTTGCCATCGTAAACGCCGTAAATGCGCTTACCATTGATTGATTTCATTTTCATAGTCGTGAGTCCTTTATTTGTATTGATAATGTTATTGAACTTGTTTGTATGCTGTTTTGCGGTTGCGCGTCGGTGACATACGGAATTGAGTCGTTGAAGTAAAGCTCAGATAGATTTACCGAATACGCAGTCCCGCCCATGTCGAGGTCTTGCATCAAGCTATGTGCGCAAGCAAAGATCAAGTCTTCGTGGTGCTTTGTCTTGGCAATTCCCGTCTGTGAGATAATGTATATTGTGAGCGCATAGTCCAGCAGGACACATCCGCTTGGCACTGGCGTTACTGGCGTGTTACCGGAGCGCAAGAATGCCATTGGCAGGAAATTACCAATAGCGTCAATCTGCTCAGGATAATCCAAACAGCGCTTGATGCCAGCGGCTATTAGCCGGGTGCGGACAATCTCTTTAACCGGTTCTATTTTATTTGTCACTTTTCACCGCCTTGCGAATTGCATCAGTTAGCATATCCATAATGCGCCGCGCTTGCTCCGATGTAAGGCCAAAATGCTTGCGCTGCGGTTGACCGTTC